ATGTGGCGGTCTCTTGCCTCGAACATGTTTACCGTTCTTGTGGTTGGCATGTTTCTGGCCGCGGGTGTGATCCTGTGGGGACAGTCGCAGTATACGGCTGAAGGGCCGTTGGATCAGGCGATCTGTTTGCGGGTCAAGACCGGCTCGAACATGGGGCAGGTCAGCAAAGAGCTGGAAAAAACGGGTGCAGTGTCCAATGGGACGATCTTTCGGTTGGGCGCTGACTACAGCGACAAGGCCAATCAGCTGAAAGCGGGTAGTTTTCTGATCAACGAGCGTTCCAGCATGGAGCAGATCGTGGAGCAGATTACCAAAGGCGGCGCAAGCACCTGCGGCACCGAGATTGTCTATCGCATCGGGGTGACGCGCTTGCAGACCCAGATCCGTGAGCTGGATCCGGGGACCGAGCGATTTGTCGAGCTGGCCGCATTTGATCCGTCAGCCGAAGATGTTCCCGCTGTTTACGGCGAGAAACGTGCCGAGCGGGACACGCGGTACCGTATTGCGGTGGCCGAAGGTGTGACCAGCTGGCAGATCGTTGAAGGCCTGAAAGCGTTGGACTTGCTGGAAGGCAACGTGACGGAGGTTCCCGACGAAGGGATGTTGGCGCCCGACAGCTATGAAGTGTCGCCCGGTACTCAGCGGGGCGCGGTTCTGGCGCAGATGCAGGAAAAGCAGGAGCTGCGTATCAACGCGGTATGGGAGAGCCGTCAGGACGGGTTGCCGCTTGCGAACCCCGAAGAAATGCTGATCCTGGCCTCGATCATCGAAAAGGAAACCGGTCTCGCCGGGGAACGTGGGCAGGTGGCCAGCGTGTTCACCAACCGCCTGAACCAGGGCATGAAGCTGCAAACGGACCCGACGGTGATCTATGGCATCACCAAAGGGCAAGGCGTGTTGGGGCGTGGTTTGCGTCGTAGTGAGCTTCGCCGCATAACGCCTTGGAATACCTATCTGATTGATGGGCTGCCTCCGACTCCGATTGCCAATCCCGGGCTTGCGAGCCTGGAGGCTGCCGTGGCGCCGGATGAGACGGATTACATCTTCTTTGTGGCGGACGGTACCGGTGGGCACGCCTTTGCTGAAACGTTGCAAGAGCACAATCGGAACGTGGCCAAATGGCGCGAGATTGAGGCGGAACGCAACAACAACTAACGGGATCCGATTTCTTTCAAAGAAATCGGGTCGGAAACTTTGAAAGTTTCCGGTGCCGAGACGTAGATGTTAGGATTCTGGTAAGGATACCGGGCGCTTAGGTGTTGCACCTGTTGCGTGAAACCTTGACAGAGCGGCCTGTCTCAGCTATAGGTTGTGTCATGCTAGAAGAAGTGGGCAAACGGCCCCGGAGATGATCCGGAGGCCGTTTTTTCGTTTCTCTCGTGCGGAGATCACTCACGCATGAGGTCCAAAGCACACATGACTTTGATTACCCCGGAGGAGCGGATTTCGCAGACGGCTGAACTTTTGCAGTCCCTGGAGAGATCCATTCGCGATTTGCGGCAAGCGGCGGAAGACCTGCGCAAGCAGATCGAGACCGGGGAGGATGCAGATCTTGCTGGTACCAGCAAGCAGTTGGGATCGGTCGAGGGGCTGATACGCAACTGTCAAAAAGTGGAGACGAGTTTTGTCGAACAACACAACAGACAGGCCGGAATTGCCCAAGGAGGCTATGCGCTCGACCTTGACCGAGCTCGGTTTGAGATCGGGTGCAGGTTGGCTCGCCTCCGCACCTGCTGCGACACGCGAGACATTTCTGAGTGAGATCGGGGAGGGAGGGCTTTGCGCCCTCCCTTTCCTTTTTGAGTTCTGGGCGTTGCCGCATCAGCTGCCACCCGAGGGGGACTGGCGATCCTGGGTGATCATGGGCGGGCGAGGTGCCGGCAAGACGCGTGCGGGGGCCGAGTGGGTGCGTTCGATCGTGGAGGGGAGCAAGCCGCTGGATGCGGGCCAGTGCAGGCGCGTGGCGCTGATTGGCGAGACGTTTGATCAAGTGCGCGATGTGATGATTTTTGGCGACAGTGGCATTTTGCAGTGTTCGCCACCGGATCGTCGCCCGACGTGGAAGGCGAGTGAGCGCAAGTTGATCTGGCCCAATGGGGCCGAGGCGCAGGCGTTTTCGGCGCATGACCCTGAAGGGCTGCGTGGGCCGCAGTTTGATGGGGCCTGGGTTGATGAGTTGGCAAAGTGGAAAAAGGCGGGCGAGACCTGGGACATGTTGCAGTTTGCGCTGCGATTGGGGGATCGACCGCAGGTGTGCGTGACAACGACGCCGCGCAATGTTGGCGTTTTGAAACAGCTGCTGGAGTCGCCGTCCACCGTGACGACCCACGCACCGACCGAGGCGAACCGGGCCAATCTGGCGGCGTCGTTTCTGGAGGAGGTGCGCGCGCGTTATGCGGGGACCCGACTGGGGCGGCAGGAGCTGGATGGGGTTCTTTTGCAGGATGCTGAGGGGGCTTTGTGGTCGTCTGAACAGTTGGAACGGGCGCGCAAGGCAGAGGCTCCGGCGTTGGATCGGGTTGTGGTGGCGATTGACCCGTCTGTGACGTCGGGCGCACAGGCGGATGAATGCGGGATCGTGGTGGCGGGCGTGCAGATGAAGGGACCGCCGCAGGATTGGCGGGGCTATGTGCTGGCGGACCGAACGGTGCGCGGCAAGGGGCCGTCTGGCTGGGCGGCAGCGGCGATTGCAGCGATGGATGAGTTCGGGGCCGAGCGGTTGGTGGCCGAGGTGAACCAGGGCGGGCAGCTGGTTGAAGAGGTTGTACGCCAGATCGACCCGTTGGTGCCCTTCAAGGCCGTGCATGCTTCGCGGGGCAAGGTGGCACGGGCAGAGCCTGTGGCGGCTTTGTATGAGCAGGGCAAGGTGCGGCATGTGGGAAATCTGTCCGAATTGGAGGAACAGATGTGCCAGATGACAGCGCATGGTTTCGAGGGGCAGGGATCGCCGGACCGCGTGGATGCGCTGGTGTGGGCGATGCATGAGCTGATGATTGCGCCTGCGGCGCAGTTTCGACGGCCACGTGTTCGGGCGTTGTAACTGTTGCCTGAGCAGCGTGCGCACTGTTTCCAAGCCTTCAACAATCTTCAGCGATAACTCTCGTCAACAAGGCCGAGCGGCGTGTCCGGCGCAGCGGTGAGCAGATAGGAGCATCAGATATGGTTTTCGATTTCTTGCGTCGCAATGCTGGTGGAGGCTCGGGCAAGGCAGCGCCCGAGAGCAAAGCAAGCGCGGCAGGTCCCATTGTGGCCTGGCAGACGAGTGGTCGTGTGGCTTGGAGCCCGCGCGATACCGCCTCGCTGACGCGGACGGGGTTTGCGGGCAACCCGGTGGGGTTTCGCTCGGTCAAGCTGATTGCAGAAGCGGCGGCGGCGCTGCCGCTGGTGTTGCAGGATCGTGAACAGCGCTTTGACGTGCACCCGCTGCTGTCGCTAATTAAGCGGCCTAATGGCGCGCAGGGGCGGGCCGAATTGATGGAAGCGCTGTTTGGGCAGCTCTTGCTGTCGGGCAACGCCTATGTCGAGGGGGTCCAGGGCGAGGACGGCTTGCCGCTGGAGCTGCATGTTCTGCGCTCGGATCGGATGTCGGTGGTGCCGGGGGCCGATGGTTGGCCGGTGGCGTTTGACTACACCGTGGGGGCCAAGAAGCATCGGTTTGACGCGCAGGCGATTTGCCACATCAAGTCGTTCCATCCGCAAGATGATCACTATGGCTTTGCGCCGATGCAAGCAGCGGCGATGGCAGTGGATGTGCACAACAGTGCCTCGCGCTGGTCCAAGTCGCTGCTGGACAATGCGGCACGGCCCTCGGGTGCGTTGGTTTGGAAGGGCGGCGATGGTCATGGCGTTATGGCCGAGGATCAGTTCCGCCGCTTGAGCGATGAGATTGAGGCAAATTATCAGGGCGCGCGCAATGCTGGCCGTCCGATGGTGCTGGAGGGTGGTCTGGATTGGAAGCCGATGGGCTTTTCGCCGTCCGACATGGAGTTTCAGAAGACCAAAGAAGCCGCCGCCCGCGAGATCGCGCTCGCCTTTGGGGTGCCGCCCATGTTGCTGGGTATCCAGGGTGACGCGACCTATTCGAACTATCAGGAGGCCAACCGGGCGTTCTATCGCCTGACGGTTCTGCCCCTGGTGACGCGGGTGGCGGCGGCGTTGGCGGAGTGGTTGTCGGGCTATAGCGGCGAGGATCTGACGTTGAAACCGGATCTGGATCAGGTGCCTGCGCTGGCCTCCGAACGGGACGCGCAGTGGGCGCGGGTGACCGGTGCGGATTTCCTGACGGATGCCGAAAAGCGGGCTCTGTTGGGGTTGCCAGCGGTGACCGGTGACACGGATGGCTGATGGGCATCCTCCGTTTGAGTGCGCACCGGGGCTGAAACTGGCGGCACACGAGCGGGTGATGAGCATTCAGTTGGAGCACATCAACCGCCGTTTGGATCAGTTGGAAGAGATGATGGAGCGGTTGGAAAAGCGGCTTTGGCTGACGGTTTACGGCGTCGTTGCGGTGATCCTGGCGCAGGCTTTTCAATCGGTTCTTACCGCCGCTGCAAATTGAAACATCAATGGGTTACGAGGAGTACCTCATGGAAATTGATACTGGGCTTGAACACAAATTCGCGCGTTTCGGCGATGGTTTGACCGTCACGGATGATGCGGTGATCGAAGGGTATGCCAGCCTGTTTGGGCAGACCGATCAGGGCGGCGACAATGTGCAAAAGGGCGCTTATCGTGCTTCGCTCAAGGCGCTGATCGCATCCGGTCAGCGGGTCAAGATGTTGTGGCAGCATGATCCTGCACAGCCCATCGGGGTCTGGGACGAGGTGCGTGAAGACGACAAGGGCTTGTGGGTCAAGGGGCGGCTGCTGGAAACCACGCAAAAGGGGCGTGAGGCGGCGGCTTTGATCCAGGCGGGGGCGCTTGACGGGCTGTCGATTGGCTATCGCACCAAACGGGCGACCAAGAATGACAAGGGCCAGCGGCTCTTGACCGAACTGGAGCTGTGGGAGGTGTCGCTTGTGACGTTCCCGATGCTTCCCAGTGCGCGGGTAGCGGCAAAGGGGACGATCCCCGAGGCGGAAGACACCTGGCGCAGCATTGCCGAGGTGTTTGACAGCGCCCGGCAGGAGATGGCGCGCAGGTAACGGCGCCGCAAACCCACCCAACAAAAGGACGTGCTGATGAGCAAGACCGATATCGCGGCCTTGGCCGGAGAGGGTGCGCCCCTGGTTCAGGATGTGAAGCAGGCAGTGACCGGCTTTGTGAGTGAATTCAAGGGCTTTCAAGACGAAGTTCAAATAAAACTGAAACAGACAGAAGAGCGACTGACCATGCTGGATCGTAAATCTCAATTCGCGGCACGTCCGCATCTGGCCGCCTCGATCGACGAAGGCGCGCCGCATCAGAAAGCATTCAACGCCTATGTGCGTTCGGGCGACGACGACGCCTTGCGTGGCCTGGACATGGAGGGCAAATCGCTGTCCACATCTGTTAACAGCGATGGTGGTTACCTGGTCGATCCGCAAACGGCGGACACAGTCAAGTCGGTGCTGAAATCGACTGCGTCGATCCGTTCGATTGCCAATGTGGTAAATGTTGAAGCGAATTCGTTCGACGTGCTGATCGACCATACCGACGTTAGCGCGGGTTGGGCCGATGAGACCACTGCAACGCCAGAGACCGGCACGCCGTCGATTGACCGTATCTCGATCCCGCTGCACGAGCTGTCGGCCCTGCCCAAGGCGTCTCAACGCCTGCTGGATGACAGCGCCTTTGATATCGAAGGCTGGTTGGCGGGCCGCATCGCCGACAAGTTTGCTCGTGCCGAGGCGGATGCCTTTATTAACGGTGACGGTGCAGACAAGCCGCGTGGTTTCCTGAACCATACCAAGGTTGAGGACGGCGCGTGGGGCTGGGGCAATATCGGCTATGTGGCAACTGGCACCGCTGGTGGAGTGGATGCCGATGACATCGTCGATCTGGTCTATGCCCTGGGTGCACAGTACCGCGCCAACGGTACTTTTGTGATGAATTCCAAGACTGCTGGCGTGATCCGCAAACTGAAGGATGCGGACGGCCGTTTCCTTTGGTCGGATGGTCTGGCGGCGGGTGAGCCTGCACGTCTGATGGGGTATCCGGTGGTCATTGCCGAGGATATGCCGGATGCGGCGACCGACAGCTATTCCATTGCCTTTGGTGACTTTGCAGCGGGTTACACCGTCGCCGAGCGTCCGGATCTGCGTGTGCTGCGTGATCCGTTCAGCGCCAAGCCGCATGTCCTTTTCTATGCCACCAAGCGCGTGGGCGGCGACGTGAGTGATTTTGCTGCGATCAAGCTGCTGAAATTCGGCACTGCCTAAGCAGTGCTGATACCGGGGCCGGTTCGCCGGTCCCGGGGCGGGCATGCGCCGGGAATGGGTCCTTGCGTTGTCTAGCTGCTCCCCTCCGTCCGAGCAACGTGAGGTGGCGTGTGCCCGCAATTATCCGAAGGATTTGGCCGGTTTGCGGCCCCGAGCTTGCGGAGAGACGAGATGATGTTGATCGAAGAAACCACGATCCCGGTGACGGCGCTGCCGGTGGAACAATTCAAGGCGCACATGCGGTTGGGCAGTGGCTTTGCCGACGACGGAGGCCAGGATGCTGCTCTGCGTGGGTTTCTGGTGGCCGCCATTGCCGCCATCGAGGCACGGATCGGCAAGGTGCTGATCACGCGCGAGTTTTCATGGACCGTGAACAGCTGGCGCGACCGTGCGGGTGAGGTGTTGCCAGTGTCGCCCGTTCGCACAGTGAGTTCGCTGGTTCTGTCCAATGCGGTTGGGACAGAGACGGTTGTTGCCGCTGAAGATTATCGGCTGGAAAAGGACAGCCAACGCCCGCGATTGCGCCCGGATGGAGCGTTGCTGCCGGTGATTGTGACGGGCGGATCGGCAAAGATCTCCTTCAGCGCCGGGATGGCGGTGGATTGGGGCGGGTTGCCTGCGGATCTGGGGCATGCGGTTTTGCTGTTGGCGGCGCATTACTATGAATACCGCGATGAAACTGCGCTAAGCGATGGTTGTATGCCCTTTGGTGTGACCAGTCTTATCCAGCGCTATCGCACGATGCGCTTTGGTCTGGGAGCAGCCCAATGAAGCGGCCGCATCTGAACCGCAGATTGACGTTAGAACGCCCTGCGCGTGCGGCAGATGGTGCCGGCGGGTTCAACGAAACTTGGACCGCAATCGGTCAGCTTTGGGCCGAAGTGTCCGCGCGGACCGGGTCGGAGCGTCGCGTTGGAGGAGCTGCTCGCTCGCAGATGCGCTTCAAGATTGTGGTTCGCAACGCGCCCATGGGGGCCGCGAGCCGGCCTTCACCTGATCAGCGCTTTCGGGAAGGCGACCGGGTGTTCGTGATCCGTGCCGTCGCCGAACGCGATCCGGCGGGGATGTACCTGACATGTTTTGCAGATGAAGAGGTGGCGGTATGAGCTATGGAGCTGCAGCTGCGTTGCAGAGCGCGGTTTATCAAGTTTTGCAGGCCGATGCCCAGGTGGACAGCCTGGTGGGGGATGCGATCTATGACGCCCTGCCTGCGGGAACCTTGCCACAGACCTATGTGTTGCTGGGGCCCGAGGAGGTTCGCGATGCATCTGATCAGACAGGACAGGGCGCGCGGCATCGATTTACGGTCACCGTGATGTCCGAGGCGTCCGGTTTTGCCGCGGCCAAGCAGTTGGCGGTGGCGATCGGGGACGCGCTGCGTGACGCCTCGCTGACCCTGACGCGGGGCCGTGTGGTTGGCCTGTGGTTCGAGCGGGCCACGGCCAGGAAAACCGGCTCGACCGGCCAATTCCGTCAGATCGACCTGAGGTTCCACGCCCGCGTGGAAGACAACTAATCAACCTATCATTGGAGAGACGATATGGGTGCTCAAAACGGTAAAGACCTGCTGATCAAGGTGGACATGAACGGCGCAGGCCAGTTCGAGACAGTCGCCGGTCTGCGGGCCACGCGGGTGAGTTTCAACGCCGAAAGCGTGGATGTGACCAGCCTGGAGAGTCAAGGCGGTTGGCGTGAGCTGCTGTCTGGCGCGGGGGTGAAGTCGGCCTCGATCTCGGGTTCGGGGGTGTTCAAGGATGAAGGCACGGATGAACGCACGCGGCAGCTGTTCTTTGATGGTGTGACACCGGCCTTTCAAGTGATCATCCCGGACTTTGGCACTGTAGAGGGGCCGTTCCAGGTGACCGCAATTGAATACGCCGGTTCGCACAATGGCGAGGCGACGTACGAGCTGAGCCTGGCAAGCGCTGGCGCGCTGAACTTCACGGCGCTGTAAACCGATGGCCAATCCGTGGACGGGAGAGGTGGCTTTGACCATCGATGGAGAGCGGCGGGTGCTCAAGCTGACGCTGGGCGCATTGGCCGAATTGGAAGACAGCCTGGAGTGCGGCTCGTTGATGGAGCTGGTGCAAAGGTTTGAAGAGGCAGAGTTTTCAAGCCGCGATGTGCTGGCATTGATCCTGGCCGGATTGCGGGGCGGCGGTGCGGATGTTGATCGCGCCGACCTGCTGCAGGCTGAGATCGAGGGCGGGCCGATGGCTGCTGCGCGTGCCGCGGGAATGCTGTTGGCGCGGGCCTTTGTTCTGCCTGAAAAGGCATGAGCGGGTTCGATTGGCCCGCCCTGATGCGGGCGGGTCTTTACGGACTGAAACTGACGCCAGAGCAATTCTGGCGTCTGACACCTGCCGAACTGCGGTTGATGCTGGGCCAGGACGGGGCGCACGCCCCACTGAACCGGGCCGGACTGGATGCGCTGCTTGAGGCCTATCCGGATCAGAAACACGGCCAGAGAGATGGAGAATGTGATGGCGGAGAGTGAGAGCTTTATCGAGCTGGAAGAAGCCAGCGAGAGTGCATCCCAAGCGGTGCGTGGCACCAACATGAGCTTGGCCGAACTGGGTCGCGCGTCCGAGACAACCGACAAGGCGCTGGCCGGTTTGGTCAAGGACATGTCCGGGCTGGAACGCGGAATGCGGTCGGGTCTGAAAGGCGCGTTCGAGGATCTGGTGTTCGAGGGCGGCAAGCTGTCGGACGTGTTGAAGGATGCAGCAAATTCCGTCGTCCGCTCGACCTACAACGCGGCCGTGAACCCGGTGATCGACGGCATTTCGGGATCGATATCCAGCGGCATTGGCGACTTTGTCGGCGGGCTGTTTGGGTTTGCCAAGGGTGGCAGCTTTTCGCAGGGGCGGGTCATGCCGTTTGCCAATGGTGGCGTCGTCAATGGGCCGGTGACCTTTCCCATGCGCGGCGGCACCGGTCTGATGGGCGAGGCCGGACCCGAAGCAATCATGCCGCTTACACGCGGAGCGGATGGCAAGCTGGGCGTGCGAAGCGCCGGCGGTGGTCGTCCTGTGAGCGTGGTCATGAATATTTCGACGCCGGATGCCCAGAGTTTTCAGCGGTCTCAGGGGCAGATCGCGGCGCAGATGGCGCGCGCGCTGAACCGCGGAAATCGAAATCGCTAAGTCAGGGAGACAGACATGAACTTTCACGAGGTGAGATTTCCCGCCAACCTGAGCTTTGGTTCGGTTGGCGGACCGGAACGTCGGACCGAGGTCGTAACCCTGGCCAATGGTTTCGAAGAGCGCAACACGCCCTGGGCCCATTCGCGTCGCCGTTATGACGCCGGGCTGGGGATGCGGTCTCTGGACGATATCGAGACACTGATCGCGTTCTATGAGGCGCGCCAGGGACAGATGTTCGGGTTCCGATGGAAGGACTGGTCCGACTTCAAAACCTCCAAGGCGACAGGGGATGTGTCGTTTGATGACCAGGTCATCGCAACCGGCGACGGCCAGACCACGCGTTTTCAGCTTAGCAAGACCTATCGTTCGGGCGAATACTCTTACCGGCGGCCAATCTCGAAGCCTGTTCTCGGCACCGTACGGGTCGGGGTCGAGCAGGACGAGTTGAAAGAGACGGTGGACTATACCTTGGACCTGAGCACAGGTGAGGTGGTTCTTAATCATCCTCCAGCGGATCAGCTGCCAATTGTGGCCGGGTTCGAATTTGATGTGCCGGTGCGTTTTGACACGGACCGTATCCAGACCAGTGTGGCGAGTTTTCAAGCAGGCGATGTGCCGAATGTTCCCGTCGTCGAAGTGCGAGTGTGAGTGGACCAATGGATGAACGTTTCAAATCACATTTGCAGACTGGGATAACCACTTTGGCCCGGTGCTGGGCCATTCGCAGAGCGGACGGTCAGGAATACGGATTTACCGATCATGATCAGACCCTGCGCTTTGACGGTTTGGAGTTCAAGGCAGATACCGGCCTGACGGCATTGGCCGTCGAGCAGAGCACGGGTCTGTCGGTAGACAACACCGAGGCCTTGGGGGCGATCAGTGATGTGTCAGTCCGGGCCAAAGACATCGAGGCAGGGCGCTTTGACGGGGCCGAAGTGACGGCCTGGTTGGTCAATTGGGCTGATACGGACCTGCGCTGGCTGCAGTTTCGGGGCACCATTGGAGAGCTGCGCCGCACTGGCAATGCGTTTCAGGCCGAATTGCGCGGTTTGACTGAGGCTTTGAACCAGCCGACGGGTCGTATCTTTCAGAAGCCATGCACCGCCGTGCTGGGGGATGGCGCGTGCCGGTTTGACACCAACGAGCCCGGTTATTCCGTTGAGCGCGAGGTTGAAGCCATCGAGGATGGGTTGGTTCTACGATGGAAGGAGTTGCCAGGCTTTGAACCACATTGGTTCGAACGTGGGCGGTTGAACGTGCTGTCGGGGTCAGCCAAAGGCCTTTGGGGGCTTATCAAGCGTGACGTGATCGACGGGGATGAGCGCATCATCCACCTGTGGGAGCCGATGCGCGGCGGATTGCAAGTTGGTGACACTGTCCTGCTTTTGGCTGGGTGCGACAAGCGAATGGAAACTTGTCGGCTCAAGTTCAACAATTTGCTGAATTTTCAGGGGTTTCCCGATATCCCGACCGAGGATTGGGTGATGGCGGTTCCCAAACAATCCGGTCGCAACACCGGGGGGAGCCTGCGGTGACACCTGAGCAAAGCAAGATCGTGTTGATCGCCAGATCCTGGATCGGCACACCGTATGTGCATCAGGCTTCGACCAAGGGGGCGGGCAGTGACTGCCTTGGGTTGGTACGAGGGGTCTGGAGGGAACTGTTCGGGCAAGAGCCCGAGCAGGTTCCGGCCTATTCGATGGATTGGTCCGAGCCACAAGGTGAAGAGCGTATGATGTCGGCTGCCTGTCGACATCTGATCGAAGCGCGCGATGGCGCGATTGAAGCGGGTGATGTCCTGCTGTTTCGCATGCGTCAGGGGGCGGTGGCCAAACACGTTGGTATTGTAACTGAGGCCGAGAATGCTCGCTTTGTGCATGCCTATTCCGGCCACGGCGTGGTCGAAAGCCGCCTGAGCCTGCCTTGGGCCAAGCGGCTGGTCACGCGTTTCAAATTTCCAGTGGAGGGTTCCTGA